TTTACGCTGACTGCATGGTAGACGGACACCTGTTAGGCGCATGGGGGCAGCGTAAGGGCATGGTACTGTCTGCCGACTTTCGTCTGGTAGGCAAAGACGGCAAAGAGAATGAGCAAGCAACAGACCTGCTGCGCTCACAGTGGTTTAACGACTTCTTAGAGCTGTCACTTGAAAGCTATCTGTGGGGGCATTCCCTCATACAGTTTAACGATGTCATTAAGACGGCCAGCGGGCAGGCATTCAGCAGCGTTGAGCTTGTGCCGCGTAAGCACGTATGCCCTGAGCACGGCGTTCTGCTTAAATACGCCTCTGACGATTGGCGCAGCGGCATACCCTACCGCGAGGGTGACATTGCCAATTGGTGCATAGAGGTGGGCAGTCCGAAAGGCTTAGGGCTGTTGCTGGCCTGTGCCTCTCAGTGTATCAGCAAAAAGAATATGTTAGGCTTTTGGGATATGTTTGGCGAAATTTTCGGTGCTCCTATGCGTATTGCCAAAGCTACTACTACCGACGATCGAGAGCGGCAGAAAATTGAAAACGCACTCGAAAACATGGGCAGTGCCTTTTGGGGTCTTTTCCCTGACGGTACGGATATAGAGATAAAGGAAAGCAGCAGGGGTGACGCTTACAATGTCTATGACAAGCGCGTTGACCGCTGCAACAGCGAAATATCAAAGGTGCTGCTTAACCAGACTATGACCATTGACAGCGGCAGCAGCCTGTCACAGTCTGAAACACACCTCGACGTATTTAAGAACGTCGTAAAGAACGACAAAACAATGCTTGAAAACGTCGTCAATGACAAGCTGCTGCCCCTCATGCTGATACACGGCTTTAAGGTTGAGGGCTGCCGCTTTGAGTGGAACGATGCAGCTACATACACTCCAGCTGAATTGCGCGAGCTGCTGCGCGTTGTTCTCGAATACTTTGAGGTCGACCCGCAATGGATTTCAGAAAAGTACAACATTGACATTACGGGCATACGAGAGGCTAAGACACAGCCAGACCGTTTTTTCGACTAAGCCCCGCCCAGACCATACAACTAAGGGAACGTTACGGGGCTTTCAATACAGCACTGTGCAACCTCTACGACGCTGACGTGCTACAGCTGGCTAAGGATAAAGACGACCTGCCAGACAGTGCCGCCGTCTCTGACGCTTTCGACAATGCAGCCGACAGCGTTTACCGTCAGGGGGGCTTTAATGCTGACGACATGACTAACGACGCAGCGCGACAGCTGTTGACGGCTACAGCCAAAGCAATTAAGCAGGGAGTTGACAGCCACCTGCCGCTTGACGTGCCGCCAACGCTGCGCTATGCGCTCGAAAACAACGCCTTTATTTTCTCAGGGCTTAAGACATTCCACGCCCTGCGAGAGGTGGGCTTGTCTATGGTCAGAGACGACGGCAGCATTAAGTCTTTTGAAGAGTTCAAAGACGACGTAAAGCAGATTAACCAGCGTTACAATGAAAACTACCTGTATGCGGAATATAAGCACGCAGTGGGCACGTCGCAAATGGCTGCCAAATGGGTAGACATTGAGGCTGACGGCGACCGCTACGACCTACAGTATCGCACGGCGGGCGACGATAAGGTACGCCCAGACCATGCAGCACTTAATGGCATAACACTGCCGCCCTCCGACCCGTTCTGGTCTAAGTATTACCCGCCTAACGGTTGGGGCTGCCGCTGCACGGCTGTACAGGTACGCGTAGGCAAATACCAGCGCAGCAACCCTGCTGACGCAATGCAGGCAGGCGACGTGGCTACAGATGAAGCTAAGCAAAAGATGTTCCGCTACAACGCTGGTAAGACTATGCAGCTGTTCCCGCCTAAGCACCCATACCGCAAAGTGTCACCAGCGACCAATGCCGTAGTGCAGCAGGTAGCCACCCAGCAGCACCAGCAGCAGCGTGCAGACGACATGCTGGCAGAGCTGCCCGCCAACCTGACTGACGCAGAAAAGCAGGCCATAGTTACCAACTGCCAGGAAATAGAAAAGCTGATAAAAAAACCAAAGGGCAAAGCCATGACCATTGAACAGGCCGACGAACAGTCAGCCAACCCAAACTATCAGCCAAAGTTCCTGCCAGACCCTAACGGTACTTACAGAGACAGCAAGGGCAACCGCTTTAGCAAGAACCCAAAGTATAAGAAAATGTACACTGTCAACTGTGCAACGTGCGCACCTGCATACGTACTGCGTCTGCGTGGCTTCAACGTGACGGCTAAGCCTAAGCGTAAAAACACCCTGAATGAGAGCGCGGCCAATGGGCGCAGCTTCGACATGTGGAAAAACGCAGACGGTACACCCGCACAGCCTACCACTACTGCAAGTTGGATGAGTTCTAAGGGCTACAGCTCTATGAATGCGCAGCGTTACAGAGACTATTTCGAGGAAACGTGCAAAGAGCAAGGCGTGTATGTCCTGACTATCGGTTGGAAAGGTGGCAGCGGCCATGCAACGATACTGCAAAGAGATACTGACGGCAAACTGTACTACATTGAGCCACAGGCATACGACAGTGCTATTGGCGCAAAGCGGCCATTAGATGAACTGTGTAACGGTGGCGCAGCATTCCCGATTGCTCGCAGGGGCATTCTGCGTGTTGACAACAAAGTGTTTGATACAAGTTGGTTGGGGTTATTCGACTACTAAGTCATTGACAATGGCCAATGCCTCAGAGCCTGTTATTTCCATTGCAGTACGACCGTCGTACAGGTAAACAAACGGGAAACCTGTATCGCCGTCAGTGGCAGGCTTATGCAAATAAGCGTCGCGCCCGTCGTCTATCTTACCCAGATAATCGACAGTGCCACCCAGCAGCTCTAATGTCTCGCTGGCCTCTCGTATGACTGCTTTTGGTATATTCATGCCGCAAAGATAAGCATTATTTTTGAAATAACAATCGCTTAGAGTGAAAAAAGTAACAAAAAACATAAAAAATGGCTGATATTGTAACCGCTGACAAGCTGAAAAGCAACATACTCAATGATATGCGTGTAGAACTTTCAGACGAGTTTGACCGCAATTTTGAGCGTAAGGCATTCTTTACTGACGCATGGAAAGCCAGAAAAGACCCAAAGGCCAACGGCTCGCTGCTGGTCGTCTCTGGCCGTATGCGGCGCAGCATTAAGGGCAAAGTTGAAAGCGACGGCGTGCGCTTCACCAGCGACACTGCCTATGCCACCGTACACAATGAGGGCGGCAGCGGCTTTGCCACCGTCAGGCAGCACCAGCGGCGTATCAAGAAAACGGGAAAGGTCTATACCGTACACTCTTACCAGCGGCGCGTCAACATTCCACAGCGTCAGTTTGTTGGCGACAGCCCGCGCACTCAGGAAATTATCAGGGGCGTTATTGACGACAACGTTAAGCAGTACAACGCCTCACTGTCTAACTTCATACGTACAAACAAATGAGAAAGCAACTGTTTTTGGCCATTGTCGAAAGACTGAAAGAGCGCGTTAAGGAGGTCAAGTTCATTGACATTTGGAACGAGCAAATAGCAGTCATTCAGACGGGCAGCACATGGCCGCTGCCTGCCGTGTTCATAGAGTTTGAGCCTTACGACGTACACCAGCAGGCCAACCGTGTACGCACGGCCAACGTCAGCATTCGCCTGCACATTGTCACCCGTGCTGTTGCCCACAACGGCAGCGACGACAAACGCATGGCTCAGGCATTGGGTATATTCGACACAATAGAGCATGTGACTGCTGCCATTAACGGGCTGGCAGGCGACTATTTCTCCAGCTTCATGCTCATTAACTCTGCTACCAACCACAACCATGCAGAATTGATCGAGAGCATAGAGACGTTTGTAACCCGTGTAACTGACACCAGCGCAGCACGTAAGCACGCGCCCTACGTTCTTACAGATGTAGAGATTATCGACCGCGTATAAAAAAGGCACTCACCCTGCCTATAAAACAGGGTGAGCGTCCATAAAGTCAAACAACGTAAGTTGTAGTGCGGTCGGTGGCGGTGGCGGCGGCGTTGGAATGTTCAGATAGTTTAAGTATGTCCTATAACACATCGGGTAAATGGGGTAAACATATTTGCGCCAGACTGCCTTGTAACAACGGCTGTTATTGCCCGCCTCATAGTAACGCTCAGTGATACTACGTATCTTTTTTGTGCGTTCAATCGTACTTTTGTGGTGTTTTGCTTTGCCCATTCCGATTTTTTTTGTAACTTTGCAACGTCCTTTTACAATCGGGGGCGTGCGTTTGGTCGGTAACGGGCAAAGCACGCCATTTTTTATTCTACGTCAGTCACTGACAGGGGCACGTTTCGCCAGACACCTTTTTCGTCTTTGTACTCAGCTCTGATGTACTGCTTTGTGGTGGCAGGCTGGTAGCTTTCCTCGATGATTTTCACACCCTCAATGAAACGCTCGTTGCCTGTTTCCTCAGCCATACGTCTGAGCTGTAGCACACGGCTGGCCTTGATGTTGCCCTGCTGGTCTCTCGACAGCAGGCGTAGCACTGTCTTAACCAGCGCACGGCTATTGTCGTCAACGGCTAAGCTCTGTATGTACTGCTGCACCATTGCTATGCCGTCCTCTACGGTGTCGCGGTAGCCGTCTACGGTGTTCACGCCCAGCGTTATGCGCTTGTCACCCTTGCTGTTCGTAAACGTGTGGCTTTTCTGCCCGTCCTGTGTCAGACCCATAACCTCGGCTTTCATCTTAAGCACCTCGGCAAAGTTGCCGTAAACGGTAGCCTTTACTGCCTTAATCTGTGCTGACAGCTCGCGCAGCTCTGGCAGGGCAGCTTCTATTTCTTCGTCTACCAGCGTTGCATAAGCCTCTCTGTTCTCCTTACGGCGTTTAGCCGCTGCCTCCTTAGCCTGTTGTGCTTTAAAGGCTTCAAACTGCTGCTGTTCCTCAGCAGTCATGGTTACTTGTTTTGTTTCCATTTTTAAATACTGTTTAAACTGTTTATAAAAGGGGGTAATTACTCACACTCTCAGAGGCGTTTAATTTCGTCTGTGGCGGCTTCAATGTCACCCAGCAGGCAGTAACCCGCACTCTTCAATAAAATGCCCGTAGCAAGCACGATAATGCCTATAAGGATAAAAGGCGACACCAGCACTACGCGGCCTAAACTCTTAAAATACTCTTTTACTTTCATAATCTTTTGTTTTTGGGGTTTATCACTCATGTTTTCTATCAGTTTGCCCAGCTTTGCAAGCTCTTTGGCTGTTGGTTGTGTAGCTGCTGCCATACGCTTTACAGCCTCACTAAGTTCTTTTATTGTTACTTCCATACTTATGCCTCTCCAGCTGTTACCATGTACGGCGGCATTTCTGCCACTGTATTGGTCTGCGTCAGCAGCGGGTCTTTCGCCAGCTGTTCCACTGCCTCTGCGTCTTTCAGTTTGTTGTTAAAGGTTGCTATCAGGTTGCGCAGCCTCTCGCGGGGTATCTTGTTAAAGTCGTCGTGCTGCGTAGCACGGCAGGCAATACCCTTGATAATGTCAGCGTTCTGGTACTTACCTGTAGCCCTCAGCCATGCGCCTATAGCGGCCATGCAACGCTTACGCAGCTTGTCAATGTCTACGCCGTTCTTATCGTTCACCTGTGCTGACAGCTTAGCGCAGATGTCTATAAGGGCGTGCGTGTCAATGTCGCGGCTGCTTTCCACACCATAGCTGCTGATAATGGCACGTTTCTCTACCTCTGTCAGACCCAGCAGGCCGCAAAGCGTGTGGAACTTCTTAAGCAGCCCCCTGTGGATTTCGTCCATTGTTCTGTTTTCCTTAGCCATAACCGTATGCGTTAGTCGTTAGTCTCGTAAAACACCTGTATGCCGCTGGCCTGTGCCTCTGCAAACTCTCGCTTAGCACCTGCACTGTCGCGCCAATCGGTAAGCATGTAGATAGCATCGCACTTTTTCAGCTCTGCTATGTCAAGTGCCATAATCTCAGTGTAAAAGTCTGTGCCGTTGGCTTTGGCGTTGGCCTCTGCCAGCTCACCCAGACCGCTGGTCGTGGGGTTGAATGTCTCAAAGCCCCATTCTCTCAGGTAGGCTTCTGCCTTTGCGAATTTCTGACGGGTAGCCTCTGACAGCACGTCCTCGCCAATCTTACCAGAAATATATACTTTCATTGCCATTTCTTATTTAGTGATGTTTGCCCAATACTCAGCTGCGCCCTGTTCCCATATCACAAAGTCTGCGCCTCCCTCTCCTTTGTCTGCCACCTCATAGCGGGTAGTGGTAAAGGCTTTGTAGCCCTCTACGCGCACCTTAACGTCTGCATCATACCTGATGTTCTGCGCCAGCGTGCCTTTAGGCTCTCCCTTTTTCTCATGCGCTATGAAGATAAACAGCTTTTCAGGAAACTGCCCGCGCAGCTTCATGTAGTCGCTCATTTTAAAGCCAAGCCAATAGTGCAGGCTGTCTATTACCACAATGTCGGGGCTTTGCTTCTTTTTCAGGCGGGCTGTCAGCTCCTTAAGGCTCTCTTTATCCAGCAGGATAATACGAGTGCCTGCCTCTGCCATATTGACGCGTTCCCATGCCTTTTGCAGCGACAGCGACAAGCCCTGTTCAAGACTGTTGTATGCCACACGGCCAAAGCGTGTGAGATACTTGCACAACTCCATTACAAACGTCGTCTTACCACAGCCGCTGCCGCCATATATCAGCCATGTGCCGCGAAGCTCAGGGCGGCCAAAGCTGGCCTTGAATGCCCCGTCAAACTCCGCTACGTCAAAGCGTGCCTGTAGTACGTTCTTATTACTTATCGCCCGTGCCATGTGCTTAAAGCTCCTTAATATCTACCATACAATTGTACTCTTTCACGCACCAGCTCAGCCAATACAGGCCGCTGGCATTCCCGTTGGGTATCAGGTCAACCACAAAACAGACCATGCCCTGCGTCTTAGCGCGTCTTACCGTCATGTCTACGGGGGCTTGTCTCCTTATCCATTCCTCCATAGCCCTGCCCGCGTCCGCTGGCTTCATGCCCAGCGTTATGCGGTGCTTTCTGTTCAGGTGCTTAAAGTCCATTACTGTGCCCCTCCTTTCTTAGCTGCCCACACAGCACGCTTAACGCGTCGCAGGTCGCTGTCTGCATCGGCTACGATGTTCTTAATGGTCTCGCTGTCTGTCACACCGTTGGCCTTGCACACGGCTACGATGTCAGCCTCATTGATAACGTCCAGCTTAATGAAGCGGCGGCCTATCCTGCTGTGTATTTCCTCGTACCCCTTACGGCCAAAGCGCACACCGCGCTCTATCCTGATACGCAGGTGCTCAGTGGCACACAGCATAATACCGCACTGACCCTCCAGCTGGTTATACAGGCTGATGAAGAAATACAGCACGGGGTCTTTCAGCTTGTCTGCTTCGTCTAACACGATCAATGGTGTGTCAATGCTTTGCAGACGCTCTACAATAGCCTCCATTTGGTCGCTCGTACTGCCGCCCATATCCATGCCTAAGCACTTCGACAGCTTACCAATGAAAGTGCGCATAGTCCAATACTCGCTACAGCACAGGTGGTAAACGCCTCTGTGCGCTGCCGTGTAGTTCTTAATGGCCTCAGTCTTACCACAGCCTGCAAAGCCCGTAACACCCAGCACAAGGCTTTCTTCCTGAGCCTCGCGCAGTAAGAACGTCATACGTTCGTAAGCCGTCGTGCGTACTATCTGCCACTGCGTAGCGTCGTGCCCTGTACGGGCGGCTATGCTGCGCCACATGTCGTCGCTGATTGTTTCCCACTCACCTGCCAGTACCTTGCTAACGGTCGCTGAGCTGATACCCAGACTTTTAGCTGCCTTGTTCTGGCTACCCTTTTGGTCGCAGTAGTTCTTAAGGCGTACTGCAATGGCCTGTCTCTCGTTCGTTGTCATATCCTTTTACGTGTTTTGTTAGTAAATGCTTAAAAAATACTGTAGTCTGTAGTGTCCGTAGGTGCTGCGCCCTGTGGTATCAGGGGCACGTCTACAGTCTGCACCTCTACGGCCTCTATTTCGGCAGCTGTCAAGCGTGCCTGAGCCTTTGGCAACTTGTGCTGCCCTCTGCTGTCGCATATCAGCAGCCTGCGCAGTGTGTCAAGCTGTGGGTTACGCTCTGCCATGCCTAAGAACGTCTCGCCGTATCTGCCCAGCTCATTGGTAACGTGTGCCTCCAGCTGTTTGTTAAAGCTGTTGATACGTTCCAGCTGCTGAGCGTCACCCTCTTTGCGGTCTGCCAATGCCATAGCCTGCGTGTGCTTAGCCTCCAGCATGTAGCGCAGCGTGCCGTCTGCGTTGACGGCCAGCACCTTGCTCATGTCCTGTGGGTCATAGTGTACTGCCCACTTCTCGCCTGCGTGCTTTCTAAAGCTCAGGTCAAAGCTCTCATAGTCGCGCTTAATGCCCAGCAGTGTGGGGTGCAGTCCGCTACCCGTCAGGGCGTTGGTCTGGCCTGTCACCTCTCCGAAATAGTACAGGTAGTTTTCAGTGCTCAGAGGCAGCACCTTGTCTGCCGTCAGCTTACCGTAATACTCCATGAACTGCGCGTGCTTCTTAGCGCGTTCGCGGGCTATTATTTCGTCTATCTGAGCACGCACGCCTGCCTCGTCAGGGAATGAGTGGCGCAGCATGTTCAAAGCCTCACTGTTAGGCTGCTTCTTTGGGTCGCTCGTAATGCCGTAGCCCGACCAATTGTTACAACGCTTGCAGTATTCGTTATTCAGATGTCCGAAATAACGCTCTACGGGCTTTGCCTTAGCGTTCTTAACCCTTGCAGGGGTCAGGTGCTTACTGATAGCCTCGTAACGCTCTGTCATGGCCTTAATAGCGTAGTGGTCGCATTGCAGCTGGTAGGCTTTCAGCATTTGGCCTGTCAGCTCTCTGCTGTGCTGTGCTGCATTGCGCAGCGCGGCTGCTATCAGTTCGGGGGTCTCATGCGTGCCAATGGCATAGCCAATGGGGTAGTCACAGCACGGGTCGAGCACAACTTCAACAGTAAGCCTGTTGCTGTAGGTCGTCACCCTATGGCCTTTTTTGTCTGTGACGGTCTGCTGGTACAGTAATTCTACGTCCCAACCGTCAAGCGACCACATTAAGAATGCGGCTGTTGGCCTTACGCGCTTCACCTGCATGGTCTTTTCATTCCTGAAATTCGTTACACCCCTGCGACCTGCTGCCGTCACTAAGTCCAGCTTTTCGCGCCATACGCCTACGGTGCTGGCTGCTATCGTTTCCCAGCCGTTAGTGTTGGCTACCACGTTGTAATACTCAGCTATCATGGCATTGTCAAGGTTGTTATGGTGTGACAGCAGCATGGCCATTGTAGCCTCTTGCTCTGCGTCGCTCACCTTTGCAGCGTTCTTATTCTGCCATTTCTTGCTGATAAAGCAGACGTAGCCCTGCGCCATGTACTCGTTAAATTTCTGGTGCAGTCGTCTGTTGTTCTGTGGCAGACTGTTTGGCCATGCGTCGCTGATACGCGGCAGCGCAGCAGCAGCCTTTGCCCAAAACTCACACAGCTTGATTTTCGCCTTACTCTGACGTATGCGGTGGCTGTTAGCACGCTCTATGCAGAGCTTAAAGGCATTCAATATGGCACAGTTGTTAGCATATTCCTGCTGCTTGTCTGTCGTCAGGTGTCTGCCGTCACTCAATACGTACTCGGCAAAGAACTGCATAGCCCTGCCGTCTGGCTCTATCGCCTCCACAAAAGGCTTACTGTCCGCTTTCTCCTGAGCGTCAGGGTAACGACGGTAAACCTCCGTGCGGTACTTCAATGGCAGACTGTCAACGGCAAACAGCGCGGGCGTGCCATAACAGCCACGACGTACCTGTTGCAGCTTATTGCGTCTAACCATTGCGTCAATGTTAGACTTAGACATAAGCCCGCTGCTTACAAGCTCCGTGTGGCTGATGCAAAGCGTGTTTGCGTAATACTCCATACCTGCCCCTCCTTATAAAGCTGCTGCAAACTCCTGAATAGTGTACAACTGTGGAATAGTCACGTTGTCATGCTGCTGCATCTTACGGCCAAAGCGGTCGTAAACGTCAGCGTGCCCGCTGTTCTTATCTATCTCTACCAGAGCACCGTTGGCAAACCACTGACGCATGTAGCCGTTAGTGTCGTGTATGGTCTCACACTCAGGGGCAGTTACCAGCACTACGCCACCGTTCTTTACTGCGTACACGCGTATGCGCTTGCTCTTTTCGCTGTCGTCGGCATAGTTCAACGCACGCCAAACGCTCATGCGGCTGCAATTAAACACCTTTTCAATGTTCTCGCGTACCTCTTTCGATACCTCAATCTGCTTTTTCATATCCTTTTACTTTTTTAATTGATTAGTCATTCTGTTGTTAGTATGGGCAGCGGTTGCCCGCTGCCGCTCTCTCTTATTTCAGGTTGTTTTTAATGTACTCGCGGTCGCGTTCCCACAGGGGCATGTCAGCAGCCAGCTTTCTACGTATCACCTCTGCATGGCCTACCATGTCAATGGCCTTAAGCAGCAGTTCTTCGTCGCCAAACTTCTGTGCGCGTTCCAGCAGAAAGTCTACTAATTCCTCTTTTTCCTGCTGCATGTTCGCTATCACGATCGTTTTTCCCTCTACTACCTGCTCCTGTCTGCGAAGCTCGCGCCAGATGTTAGCAAGCAGCTTGCTTTCACCGTGACGTTTCCACTCCTTGCAGAACACGTCCTTATCCATACCGTCGCCAGCAGCCATGTAAATGCTGTGTACGCTCTCAAACTCACATGCGCTGAGCTTCAAACCCGTGCGCTCTTCAAATTCTTTCTGTGTCATAGTCCTTTTACTTTTGTTAAACTTATGTTTATTTTGCTGTTTTTTCGGCTAAATTTCGTACCTTTGCCGCGCTGTTCATTGTAACAACGCTGCAAAGATATAGAATTATTTCAATATAACCAAACTTTTTATAGAAAAATTTCAATATATGGGCAAATTTATAGAGCGATTGCAGCTTTTTCAGGAAAAAATGGGCATAAATGACAATCAAATGACTGTCAAAGCCTCTTTGTCTGTCGGTCTTTTGGGTAAGGCCAAAAAGAGCGGCAAAGACATGGCAGCAGAAAGTATTGAAAAAATTCTATACGCCTATCCTGAGCTTTCAGCCGACTGGCTACTGACAGGACGGGGTAGTATGACCAATGAGGCTGAGGACAAGCCGCCCATGAGCGACACAGGTACAGTTATGCAGCTGGTAGATACTATCAGGCAGCAGGCGCAGGAAATTGGCCAGCTAAAAGAGCGTATCGCGCAGCTCGAAAGCAGCGGGGGGCAAAATGTATCAGATGCAGACAGCGAGACAGTTGCCCATGCCGTATAAAGGTCATAAATATGGCTGACTTTATGCGTTTACAAAAAAAGTTATAGCCTTTTTTGCCGTTAAACACCCGTTAAATGCCCTATTTATCAGGGTTTGCGCCATGTTTTGCCCATGTCATTTAATGGTAATTAAAGGGGTAGATTTTCCAAAAAAACGGGGGTTTTCGTGCTCATTTTGGGCAGTTAGGGGGCAAATTCTCGCTTTAAAAGTATGCCCAACTGTATGCCCAAC